ACGAGGTATCGGACGGGCACCAGACTGAGATTGTCGACGCCCTGCTAGTCGACTATACGTCATTCTGCAACCACTCAAAATATGTACAGGAGATGACATCATGAGACAGTTACCAACACTTTACGACAATTTCAATTATCAGGAGTATGACGCAATGAAGACCATAACGACACGAGAGATTTTAGGATGGCTGCACATCGATGACGAGGGCAATCGTGACGTCTGGGACAAGGCGAGGGATTGGCCGGGTACGTGGGTACCGCTATACACAAACGAGACGATAGAATGCGACGAGAATGGAGTGCCAATCAAATGACTACAGTCACCAGAATGTATCAGGAGCAGTGGGAGAGACGATACAGCCCGCTAAAAAACCACTTGCGTGGTGCGGGGGCCTTCGGTGGCTGCCTCTACCAACCATACGGGCTCGATGACGAGTATGTGCGACACATCAGCAACGCGACACCGAGCCACGTCTGGACGGTGGTGCATTGTGACGAGGGATACTACATACTCTCTGGCTGGCACTACGTCAACGTTATCGGGTACCTAATCACGCTGCTGCCGGCCGAGGGAGACGTCGAGGTTGACCTGAATGACTAAACTCTATCAAAACTCTCTATTTAATAGGCTCTATCAACCAAAACTAATCGGGAGACCGATAAGGTACGAGAGCCGACTAAAAAAGTATCCCAAAAATAAAAAGTTACCACTCATAGAAAGTCAGCGTAAAATATGCCAGACTCGAGCCAATTTGATTCTAGGCCGACACATGCTGCTAAGTGTCCGAGGCCTGAGATTCAAACACTCGGCATCGATATTTTTAAGGAGACTACGTGCCAAAAGACAAAAACAGCCTGAGCGATTATCTTCGTTCCCTTTACGGTATTGACCCACTCTCTGTCGAGGAGGAGGTCAGGCTCGCCGGGCTGATACAGGCCGGCGATGAGGATGCGCTAGATAAACTCGTGACCCATAATCTGAGGTTTGTCGTATCTATACTTAAGGAATTAGCCTCGTGGCACCATGGATCGATACCGATCGAGGACTTGGTCGGCTATGGTAATTATTGGCTACTGTATGCAGCCAAAAGGTGGACGCCGACAAACGGTGCCCGGTTCGCCACGTACGCCAAGCAGTTTATACTTAAGGGCGTCCGGAGGGATGTCGACAACACGTCCAACATTATCCGTCTACCGGTCAACGTCAGCGAGGAGATCAAGCGCATGAGGTACGCAGAGAGAATCCTATCCCAGAGTCTGGGGCGTGAGCCCCGCCCGGGTGAGGTGGCGCAGCACATGGGTATCGGTGAGGAGCGGGTGCAGCAGCTGCAGGGTTATTTAATCAGGGAGCCGAGCAGTCTCGAGGCTCACAGGCAGGATCAATTAACAGAGGAGAGCGAGGAGTGATAAAACTAGACGAGGAGCAGGCGGCGGCCTACGCACGCTACAAGCGTGCGGCTGACGCCGTGGGTATAGGCAAGCGTGTAAGGGGTGCATGGGTGCCCTTTAGCGACGTTTTGGGCTCACTAAAACCGGACGGTGTAGCTACACCCCTATTTATACCGAACGATGCCTGGCTCGAGTATAAATTGGCCGCAGAGGCGTGGCTGAGGGTCGAGCCAAGGTTTAGGCACGATGAGAGGCTGAGATCAACGAGGGGCGACTATGATCACGAGGACTCGTGGGATGAGCCAGAGGCTAGAGTAAAGGATACCTTTACACTAATAAAGGAGGGCGAGTCTTGAACAGCGGGGAGATGATATTCACGGCACTAAGTATATTTTTGGCGGCACTCGGACTCTCGGGTCTCGTGCTGAGGATCCACATTTGGTACAGGAACAGGAATGAGCGAGATTGAAAAACTTAGGCATGCTGCAAGGAGCGCACTCGAGGCGCTAGAGAATCCCTCTACGGTATCGGTGCAGCACGCACTGTGGCTGCTGAGGGAAATTTTAAACGATAAGAGCGAGGACATAGATCCATGGATGGAGACAAGATGAAGCGTGCGATACTAATCGAGCATCACGATGGTGATAAACTGACGATGATCGTCTGCAGTGATGACAGCGGCGGCCACATATTTGACGCACTATGGGACCCGACCGAGGCAAACACGCCAGAGAATCGTAAAAAATTCAGGATGTGGGTCTCGACAATGTTAAAGAGAAAAGGATATATAGATGAGTGAGAATTCAACAGCATCGGCGATACTAATCGCAGTATGGGTGGCGGCCTTCTTTTTTATGGGCATGGCTCTCGTGACGAGGGGCGGGTCTCCGACGCCGACCGTGACAGTCGTATACGACTGCAATACCAACACGGGCGATGCACCGCCCGCAGTACTTCAACTGTGTGGGAGAAAATGATGCACCCGTCAGGACTGACACTTGAACGATGGAACTGGCCATTCAAGACGGACGAGGAATTAACCAATGAAATACAAGACCGATTAGGGTGGGCGGGCGATGAATAATTTAGAGGTTAACCGCAGTACGCTGAAGGTTCTGGACTTATTCTCTGGTATCGGAGGATTCAGTTTAGGATTGGAGCGTACTGGCGGGTTTGAAACAGTAGCCTTTTGCGAGATAGATGCTAAGGCTAGAAAGGTATTACAAAAACATTGGAAAGATGTACCAATTTACGAAGATGTAACTAAATTAAAAGGTGAACAACTTGGAACAATTGACGTTATCTGCGGTGGATTCCCTTGCCAAGACATCTCCCTCGCAGGAAGGGGAGCAGGACTCGAAGGGGCAAGGTCTGGACTCTGGTGGGAATTCCACAGGCTTATCAAAGAAATCAAACCGAAGTGGGTCATCGCAGAAAATGTCTCAGCCCTTCGCTCTAGAGGATTGGACACAGTCCTCCGGTCGCTTGCTGAGATCGGGTACGATGCGGAATGGCATTGTATACCCGCAAGTGCCGTTGGCGCTCCTCACCAAAGGGACAGAATCTGGATTGTGGCTTACCCCCAATTGCATGGATTCTTTACCGCCGAGATCGCCGGAAGCATTAGAGAGACAGTATCAAAAGAACAGGAAAGGCAGAACAACGCACTCGACGTTGAAAAAACAAGTGTTCTATCCTCCTCCGACACAGATGTTTCCGACTCCCTGTGCGAGAGATTGGAAAGACAACGGGCGGTCACCGGCAGAGTTAGCGAGGCATACAAAAACCTTGGCGACTCATGCGGGTGGGATGTTGAACCCGATGTGGGTCGAATGGTTAATGGGCTTCCCAATAGGGTGGACAGAATTAAGCAGTTAGGCAACGCAGTAGTACCACAGATTCCCGAATTTATTGGGTATTCAATTCTTAATAGGGGTTAAAAATGGGGTTCGTTTCTAAAACTTGTGCTAAGACAAATATGCCAGTAACCAATACTTACAAAGGTTATCCAGACCTTTATAACGTAGTGGCTCTCTTACCGTGTGGGAGAAAATGATGCACCCGTCAGGACTGACACTTGAACGATGGAACTGGCCATTCAAGACGGACGAGGAGCGTGCCACGATACAGGCTTGGCTCGAGGGCGTACCGAAAGACTTGTCAGACAAGTCGATACCATTCTAGGGGCGCAAAATGATTAGTTTATTGACAGCGTTTGTCTTAGTGCACTTTGATGCGCATGGGGGTTGGTGGATAGCGTTTGGGTTGGTGCTAATAGGAAAAGCTATAAAGGAAATGCAATGAAAGAGCAAAAGTTTTTTAGGGGTGACTTGGTTCAGATAGCCGACGATCTTGGCAAGACAATGAGTCACTTTGAAAAAGGATGCAAGGCTATTGTTATTGGTACCTATGCTGAGTTGTGCCATGACGATAACAAAGTGGATGATTATCAGCTTTATATTTTGCCTAAACAAGGTACTTCAGCTTGGTATCACACGCACCAACTAACCCTGATCGAACCGAACCGATACGACCTGCTACCAAAAAACAACCGCACACGCCTGAACTGGGAAGCGCAACAAGCGAGGGATGCAAAATGAACGAACGAATCAAAGAACTTGCTGAACAGGCTGGGTTTTGCAGAGAGTTTGCTTTATCAGGATTATGGCTGGCTGATGACGAAGAACTTGAACGCTTTGCCGAGCTAGTGCGACAAGACGAGCGTGAGGCTTGTGCGAAGATTGCTGATGATTTGGAACGAAAACAATACGATGCTATTGGTGACCCCAGACACCCAGAATTCAAGTCTTTAATTGGTAATGCGATCAGATCAAGGAGTAAAGAATGATTGATGAATTTATAAAAAATAGTATCAATGATTGTCTGACAGAAAACACTTTGCGAGGTCAAACAGAAGCAATTGCCATAGCAATTCGTTCTCTAAAAGATCTTGATGGTAAATATTTCAGACCATCATTCGGCTCACTTGAACTTGATATGCACTGCTGTGAACAAATAGCAAAAATGTTGTTTGGAGAATCAAATGACTGAACAAGAACTAATCAAACAAGCAAAGCTAGTTTGGCACGACAATGATTGCAAGTACATAGCTATACCTATCTACTCAACGAATGGAACACACCTACAAGATATTCTTTTCTACAAAGAGGGTAAACAATGGGCTGGCAGGATTTGGCATGAGGATATGATTCAGTTAATCGAGCTTGCCGAGGACTGCAGTAAAAAGGAAGTGAAAGATGAACACACAGAGAACTTTGCAGAACTAATCAGGCAAGACGAAGCAAAAAAATGTGCAGAACATTACCTTGGCATCATGCGTGATGCGGTTGAACAAGCAGTGCTGAAAGAGCGTGAAGCGTGTGCGAAGTTGTGTGAAGATAGCGTTGAATATGCGGGTGACACATTGGCTAAATCAATCAGAGCGAGGGGAAATAAATGAACAAAAAATATGAATTGCTTGCAAACGACACAAAACAATCGGTAGGTATAACACTTTATCGCATACGTGCTTTAGTTGCAATTGGTTCTTTGGTCGCTGCTGGTGATTTAGGCGGATATATAAAATCCGAAAAAAACCTGTCAACGTCCGGCGATGCTTGGGTGTACGGCAATGCTCGGGTGTCCGACGATGCTCAGGTGTACGGCAATGCTCGGGTGTCCGGCGATGCTTGGGTGTACGGCAATGCTCGGGTGTACGGCAATGCTCGGGTGTACGGCAATGCTCGGGTGTACGGCGATGCTCAGGTGTACGGCAATGCTCAGGTGTACGGCAATGCTTGGGTGTCCGGCAATGCTCAGGTGTACGGCAATGCTCAGGTGTACGGCGATGCTCGGGTGTCCGACGATGCTCAGGTGTACGGCAATGCTCGGGTGTACGGCGATGCTCGGGTGTTGAAATCCGCAGATACATTACAAATTGGTCCTTCTAAATCATCCGGTCTATTTACAACTGCGCATATTGATAAAAAAATCGGCGTTAGGGTTAATTGTGGATGTTTTTCAGGGACAGTCAAAGAATTTTCAGACGCTATTGAGGAAACCCACAAAAATGACCAAGAATATCTGGAACAATATCGTTTGTTTTGTCAGCTAATCGCCTTTAATTTTGGGGTCACAGAATGAGTGACTTACTTATCCATACTGAGCAACAGGAGAATCAAATGAACCGTGAAATTATGCAGCAAGCATTAGACAAGAAAGCCGATAACGCTCGTGAACTAGGGTTGGATTATGAGCCTGTCTTGTGTGGATGTGGTGATGGTATTGTGGCGGATTCTGGTGCGTTATGCGGGATATGTGCAAGCCTAAAACCAATTAGAGAATGGGTAGGTCTGACGAATGAGGAAATAAAAAACATACTTGATTGTGGTCGTGGTGGTTTAGTCGATATTAAAAAAGCAGAGCAAATACTCAAGGAGAAAAACACGTGAATACACTCAATACGCACAACATAATGCGCAACCTGCGCACGAGTCGCACAATGCAGGGCATCATGGGCACGCCAGACTACGGATCCGCTCTCACGGTCTACAAGAGATCGATCTACAACCCTTCCGGCGAGTTTTGGCTCGGTATTTTGCTCGGAATTTGTCTAGGATCCCTCGCCGTGGCCGGGATTCTGGTCAAATTTTGAGAAACCTAGACGCAGGAGAGCCTTTATCCATGCGGCCGTGGCTAGGTTGGCTAGGTTGGCTAGGTCACTTTACACTTATTGCTCTACTTTTATTTTTTATTTTTTAATAATAATAATAAAAATAAGAAAAAACCTAGCCAACCTAGTCAAACCTAAGCAGGAGTAGGCGTGGAACCCCGCCACGACCCGGCGGAGTCAATAAACATGCGGTTCTAGGCTTTTTTGACCGCACGTGATAGAATTTTGCATTAGTAGTACACGACACAGGAAAATCAGACGATGAAACCGACAGCACTACCAGTCAATTTTGGCAACATACCAAACGAGCTAAAGAGGATCAACCGTTGGGTGATGTGGCGCTATCTCCCCGTCGGGGAGGAGCAGGACCAGAAGTACAGCAAGGTACCGATGACTACACGTGGATCAAAGGCCTCATCCACAAACCCAATGACGTGGACGGACTTCTTTTCGGCGCAGGAGGCGTACAACACCGGCAATTTTGATGGGCTCGGTATCGTATTTGATGGCACCGGGAACCTGACAGGGATCGATATAGACGACTGCCTGACGAATGGTGAGCTGTCACAGTTTGCGAAGGATATACTCGACAAGGTCGAGGGCTACTGCGAGGTGAGCCCATCAGGTACCGGGGTCAAGATATTCACACTGACGGAGGGCGTGGATAAGTTTGTCGATCACTCTATCGGTCTGGAGGTCTACACAAAGGGTCGGTACTTTACGGTCACGGGGCACCACCTGCAGGGCACCATGCCCACCGAGTTGCAGGATATGACGCCGCACATACCCAAGAGGACGATCACGCACTCTGGTGACGCATTCGAGGACTACAAGCCGCCACTTGAGGATTGGACGATAGAGCGTGTCGAGTCCGAAATCATGCCCCACTTGGATCCAAACGGGTACGAGAACTGGCTCAACGTGGGAATGTGCCTACACCACCAGTTTGAGGGTGATTATGAGGCTCTAGAGCTCTTCGATCGATGGTCCGAGGCCGGCACCACGTACGCAGCCGGGAGGTGCCAGGATAAGTGGCACACCTTCAAGGGATCGGGGCAGACGCTGCGATCACTGATCTACCTAGTCGGTCAAAAGAAACTCAAAGAAGCCCTCGATAATGGTGACATCGTGCTCGAGGCCAACAACCCGATCGATAACGCCAGAAAATATTTGGAGTCCGAGCACAACGATGAGGAGGGTTTTAGACTCGTGCACTACGCAGGAGACTTCTACATATACACCGGGACCCACTACAGGCCGGTAGAGGAGGCCACGGTACGATCCGGTCTCTACATGTACCTGACGGCGTGTAAAAAGATGGTCAAGGGCAACCTAGTACCATTCAACCCCTCCCCTGCCGTCGTAAACGGCGTTCTGGACGCTTTAAAGGCGATCGTACACTTGGAGCAGGTGCCTGAGTCTAGACCGCCCGTATGGCTCAAGAATTTTGTCTCAAGCAAGCCACCCGCCGCACAGTTGGTATCGATGCGCAACGGGCTGTTTCACTTCGAGACTGACGTCCTACTGCCGCACTCGTTGGGGTTTTTTAATACGCACTCTCTGCCCTACAGGTACGACCCGACTGCGACGTGCCCCAACTGGGACAAGTTTTTGAACGATATCTGGCCAGATGATCAGGAGTCTAAGGATCTGCTGATGGAGTACATCGGGTACGTGCTATCTGGTGATACCAAGCAGCAGAAGTACCTATCCATCATCGGCCCACGCCGGTCTGGTAAGGGTACGATCAACCAGATCCTACTCTCGTTACTCGGGGAGGAGAACGTCGTCAGTCCTCAGCTATTTGAGCTGTGCGATACGTTTGCGCTACAAAACTGGCTAGGTAAGCCGCTCGCATCATTCTCTGATGCACGCATGACGCACCAGAATACGATCGGCGTCGTATCTCAGCTGCTGAGGATAGTCGGGGGTGATCCCGTCACGGTCAACAGGAAGAACAAGGAGGCACTCAACGTCTTCCTGCCGACTCGGATCATCATGTTCTCCAACGAGGCCCTGCAGTTGTCGGAGAACAGCAACGCACTATCTGGCCGGATGCTCATGCTGCAGATGAGGACGAGCTTTTTTGGGAAGGAGGACATCAACCTATCCGATAGGCTGACGAAGGAGCTCTCGGGCATATTCAACGCCTGCATGGCGGCCAACAGGAGGAGGCTTGCCAGACCCGGTGAGAGGTTTATACAGCCACGCTCGGCGCAGGAGACGCTCGATATGGCTGCAGAGATTGCAAACCCGATGTCATCATTCATAGAGGATGTGCTAACATACGACGAGGATGGAATGGTCGACAAGGACGACATGTTTGCACTCTACAAGCGTTGGGCCACCCGGCAGAATATTCAGCCTGGCACCTCACTCAGCTTTAAGAAGAGATTCATAGCATCCACGCAGGACCACGGCGTCAGCTCGCACAGGGACAGGACCGGGGGCAGTAAGGGTGAGTACGTATACCGTGGCGTCCGACTGAAGGAGAAGGCGCAGAGGTATATAGACTCGATCAGCGACTTTGAGAAGGAGGAATTTTGAGTGAAAAACAAGACAGAGGCACAGCACGCATATGATGACTGGAAGTCCCAATTCCGTGTCAACATGGTAGTATTTACGGATGAGCAAATGTTTTGCATCGGTTACGAGTCCAGAGACGAGTACGTCAAGGATCTGGAGGCCGTCGTAAAGGATCTGGATAAGGAGCTCACGAAGTACAAAAAGGCCGCCATCAAGTCAAAGGAGAAGCCTAGTGTCAAGCCAAAATAAAACTGCGCCAGATACTGAGAACTGCGCCAAGTGCGCCGAGTGTGGCGATGTGATAGAGAGCAGGCACAGGCACGACTTTGTCTGGTGCAAGTGTGGTGCGATTGCGGTAGACGGCGGGCAGGACTACATGCGCAGGATCGGTGACCCGAAAAACTTTTTACCCGTAGAGGATTAAATGCCGAAGGCTAAAAACAAGATTAAGTTAGAGTTTGCACCCGGATGTTTTGATGACATCGGTGATGACGTGACTCAGGAGGATATCGATCAGATGGTCGCATACATCACTCAAGCGATAGCGGATGGGAGTATTATGGAGATGTCGGAGCCGCTCTCGGATGAGGAGGCGGAGAAACTATTTCAGGATATGGAAAATAAAAGGAATACAAGGCAATGATATTCACAAAGACGCAAGAATTGATACTGGATATGTGCACCGGGGAGGGGAAGACCAAGCGTGAGATATCCGAATTGACCGGCATACGTCTGGATACGATCAACCACCACCTGAGAAAACTGAGGGTATCTGGGCACCTCAACATGGTAGGGTACGACCGCAGCAAGGCCACCAAGGGCACGTTTATCACGGTATCGAGCGGTGTTGATCAGTTTATGACCGACAACGTAATACGCAGGGCCCACAGACTGCCCCACATGGCGCACGACCCGTTTGGTCTGGCTAGGAGAAAAGAGTGAGGCTGATCATCAAACTCGTCAAGGAGAACCCAGACGGTTCCGGGGTATGCAACGTCGAGTATGACAGTGAGGCCCTCCAGTTACTGATCCAGTACGGGCTCACGTCCATCATGAAGGAGGCTCTCGAAAACGAGCGTCTAAGGAGTCTACAACCATTTGATGCCCACAATACGTGGCCATTCGAGAGTAAACCTAAATCACCTAAAAAAAGGGCACCCAAAAATGAAGCTAAATAGTGACGAGAAGCAGGCCAAAGACTTGGCGATGTTTATCGATAGCCAAAAGTGGGGCGATCCGAGGGCCCTCCTGACGGCACTCATACTCATCCTAGGCAGCACGACGATACACATGGGCATCTCTTGCGAGGATGCTCAGGATCTCGTATCGGGCGTGATAGAGAACGTATACACGCAGATAGAGTCGATCACGACGACTCAAGGGATGACGATGCAATGAAGAAACCCAAGTACAACTACTACCACGTCGATGCGGGCCACTTCCCGGTATCAATAAAACTTTGCTTTGACAACAGTGAGTTTCAGAAGATACTCAAGGATCACGATATACGTGTGCGTGCCAATGCACTCGAGCTCGGGATAGCAGAGACGCACGTTATATCGGACGGGCGTGAGGCGATCGTCATCCTAGTATTTGACCTGGCTGAGTGTGATCAGGGTGAGGCCTACCTGGCGGGTACCGTGGCGCACGAGGCCACTCACTGCGTCAGTCGAGTATTTGAGCACATAGGCGAGGAGCCGGACTATATCGGCGAGGAGAGCCGGGCGTATCTCACGGAGCATATTGTCCGGCAAATCACTCAGGCCGTTATTAACGAGAAGGAAAAGCGTGCTAGAAAAACAAATCGAGCAGCATCTAGTAAAAAGGGTGAGACAAGCGAGGGGCTTGTCCTACAAGTGGATATCGACGGTGACGGGGGTACCGGACCGGATAGTCATCCTGAACCAAAGGCTACACTTGGTAGAGCTGAAGACCGCAAGTGGCGTCTTGTCGGCACGTCAAAAAATCGTATTTAAAGATCTTGAGAGCCACGGGCTCACGGTACACATTCTAAGGAGCAGGGAAGATGTCGACAACTTCATTGAAGCGGCAGTACGTGATGGAGGAGTACCCGGATGAAGAATTCCTTTTCATGGAGCCAAACGACTTCGATGCAGCAATTGTTGGAGTGACTTCATTCGATCCTGTCGTCGTCTATGATGCCCACAAGATCATCGAGATCTTAGAGTCGCAGGGCATGTGTAACAGCGAGGCTCTCCGATATTTTGATTGTAATATTGCCGGGGCGTACATGGGCGAGAAGACTCCGGTTTATATTTGGGGAGTCTGACGAAGTGAAGGCATGCTCTAAGTGCGGCAAACAAAAGCCGCTGACTGAGTTTAGCAAAGATAGCCGTATTAAAAATGGTTTTCGGTCAAAATGTAAAACTTGCGAAGCGGCCTATCGTGCCACAAATAGGGAGCGATATGCAGCCTATCGTGCCACAAATAGGGAGCGACATGCAGCCTATCGTGCCGCAAATAGGGAGCGATATGCAGCCTACTACGCCGCCAACATTGACAAATTTAACGCACGTAGTGCAAAACGCCATGCAGCTAAATTGCAGCGGACACCGCCATGGCTAACACAGGAACACTTGGAGCAGATAGCCAATTTTTACAAATTGTCTAGACACATGACAGAAATAACTGGCGAACAATACCACGTTGATCATATAATCCCGCTACAGGGCGATACAGTATCCGGGCTCCACGTACCCTGGAACCTGCAGGTCATACCGGCTAAAATCAACTTAAGCAAACGTAATAAACTAATGGATAATTATGCTGACCAAACAAAATCTACACCCGTACCAGTTGAGCATGATCAAACTGGGTACGAGCGTGCCAAATCTGGGGCTATTCATGGAGCCGGGGCTGGGCAAGACAGTGACAGCCCTCACGATTATTGCAGAGAGTCCAACGGGCAAGACTCTGATTGTTGCCCCGAAGAAAGTTGCAGAGTCAGTATGGAGTCAAGAGTGTCAGAAGTGGCAACATCTACAGCACCTGAAGGTAGTCAAGGTCATGGGGACGCCACAACAGCGCCTGTCAGCTTTAAAAAGTCAAAGCGACGTGTACGTCGTCAACGTCGAGAATCTCCCATGGGTACTCGACCAGATGGGCAGTTATCCCTTTTTTGATTACCTGATAATAGACGAGTCAAGCCGATTCAAGGACCCCAGCACGAAACGGTTTAAGGCTATTAAGAAATACTTAGCCAAATTTGATAAGCGCATCATACTGACGGGTACACCGACGCCTCAGGGTCTGGCCGACCTATGGTCACAGGTCGGGATACTTGACCTCGGCAAGAGACTGGAGACCTCGATAACCAAATTCAGGGCCAAGTACATGTTTGCGGCGGATCGAAATCGTCACACGGGAGTCGTATACAAGTGGGACCTAAACCCGGGAGCAGCGCAGATCATTCTTGACAAAATCTCGGACATCTGCATATCACTCAAGGCGGAGGACTATCTGCAACTTCCGAAGTTGAGCAAGATCTACCACAAGATCGAGATCGATAAAGACGTGCGTCAGCAGTATGCGAGGATGAAGAAGAGCATGGTCCTCGATATTGGTGAGGAGCAGATCACGGCACCCACGGCTGCGACCCTCGTCAACAAGCTGCTGCAGCTAACGTCTGGGGCCGTCTACGGCGAGGATGGATGGAGCCACGTGCATGACGCCAAGATAGACTACCTGGAGGAGCTCCTGGAGTCCTCGAGTGCCCCTACGCTACTCTTCTACCACTTCAAGCACAGCAGGGAGCGGATACTGGAGAGATTCCCGCACGCCGTGGAGTTGAGTGAGGGCAAGATACAAGACTGGCGTGATGGCAAAATAAAGCTCCTGATAGCACACCCGCAGTCTGGCGGTATCGGACTCAATCTGCAGTGCAATGTAGGAGATCTGGCTCAGTTGGTCTGGTTTGACCTCCCGTGGTCGAGTGAGAATTTTGTGCAGGCGAATGCGAGAATTTATCGTCAGGGCCAGGAGAAGCCGGTAGTGATACACCACCTGACTGTACCGGACACCATCGATGAGAGGGTGGTTGACGTACTTGAGGGTAAGATTAAAATTCAGGATGCCCTACTTGACGAGTTAAAATTAACATGAAGCACATAATCAGTTATACTGTCAATGCGGCACACCCTCGCCTATCTGACGAGGAGCCGGACCTACTTGAGCAGGACGATAGTCAGCCGGAGGGCTCGACACACTCCCAGGAGGGTTGGCTCCCGTGGAGTGCTGAGGACTTGATGGATATCCGTAAGATTATCGAGCACCAGATGCCTCGCAAGGAGCGTGAGATTATAGAGGCGTATTTAGCCGGGCTAAACAACAAGAGCCTCGGCGTGACAGAGAAGTACTGGAGGTACCACTTTGAGAGGGGTATCAAATTTATTAAAAAGGAGCTTGAGATATGACAGACTTGAAGAGCTACATCGGGATGATTGAAAAGCGGGACCCCTACATCGGCGCATACTCACTCGGGCTTGGTACGGGTAGGGTCAAAGACGTCGTCAACCACCCCCCGCACTACACGCAGCACCCGAGNGGTATTGAGTGCATACAGATCACGGAGCACATGGGTTTTAACCTCGGCAACGCCATCAAATATATCTGGCGTGCGGACCTGAAGGGCAACAGCATCGAGGACCTCAAGAAGGCGGTCTGGTACATCAATCGAGAGATTGCCAAGCGTGAGAAGTCCAAATGAAGTACTTCGATGAGTTGACAGAACTCGAGACTGTCATGATTGATCTGTCTTGTCATGTATCGCTCCTGCAGGCGTATGCACTCGCATGCGAGTCCGGATTAAATGAGGAGGATAGGCAGAATGCGATCGGGCTGATTACAGACTCCATGCAGGGGTACTGCAGCAAGCTGTTTGATATGCACGGGGCACTCTTTAACAGAATCAGGGAGGATACGCATGAGGAGCCCAAAAAGGCAGAAAAGGGATGCGCTAAAGGAAAAGACAAGGTTTGACCTGGAGCAGGAGATTCAATTGGCCTGGAATACTAAGGAGGATCTCGAGCTCTTTCTGCGGGCCAAGTTTGACAGAGTGGAGCCCATGACGGAGGATGAGGAGGCTAATATTCTGATAGGAATCATCCACCTATTCAATATGCGGATGCAACAGGTCTGGGATACCCAGGAATTTTTAATTAAAAAAGGAGCACTACTGTGAGTGAAATTAGCATCGATTTTACCGTTGAGCAGATCAATAGCCTACTCAACATTCTAAACACGCCGACCCAGGTACCCACCGTCGTCTTATTTAACTTCATCAGCCTGATTCAGCAGCAGGCCGAGCCCCAGTTTAAGAAACTAGAGGAGACGCAGAAGGCGATTGCCGATGCACTGGCCAAACAGGGCGGTGAGGTACCAAAAGATGGCGAGTGACCTACTTTTGAAGATGCTATCCAATGCCGGCGTATCTAACAAGCAGAACGTCGAGCAGGCACGCATGGAGCTCGCAGGGGCCATTACACGTGTCGTCCTCAACCAGACCATACAGGAGGCTAAGCAGCGTGCAAAAATTCGTGACGAGGCCCTAAACAAGGGCGAAAAGTCCGAGTAATTTGCATAAGTAGTAATAGGACACGTCGGGAGACGCTCCGTTACTCGGTCCTTACGACGCCGGATAAACGTAACCGGCATGGACAACACCCCCCAAGCCTCTTAACAATGCTCACCCCGGGGGGTTTTCTTAATGACAATAACGTCGCGAACAGGAGGCATCCTTGTCCGGCTCCAAACGGACTAGCGGCACCAATTCCGAGCTTGGAGGCTCACATGAAACGCATAAACCCGGAAACGGGTATGCCTTTTAAAAGGGGAGATGTCAGAAAAGACGGTAAAATTTTTTGGCAAAGAAAAAATACGGAAATAGATAAAGAAGGTTATTTTAGTGAAACTTGGTATACTCCTGAAAGATATGCTGAGGTATACCAAGACAACTTAAAAAGATTAAGGAAGTTTGCTAAAGAAAATCCTGAAATAGTAAATGAATGGAATAGAAAATCTGCAAAAAGAAATAGACCCCAAAGAAATGCAAATTGGGCGAAATACTTTTATTCAAAAATAGACCGTACGCCAAAATGGTTAACCAAAGAACAGCATTTAGAAATAAAAAAGATATATGCTGAGTGTATGGAAATGACCAAAATAACAGGTATTAAACACAACGTAGACCACATTGTGCCTTTGAGAGGTGATTTAGTCAGCGGATTACATGTACCTTGGAATTTAAGAATAATTCCGGCATCTGAAAACTTTAAAAAATCAAATAAATATGGTAGCCAATAAAACAATATCTAATAAATACGACCCAAAGATGCTTGAGACAATCATCGAAATGGGTAAGCAGGGTGCATCCCAAAAAATGATCTGGTCCGAGTTAGGCATCAGTAAATCCACCGCAGAAAGTTACAGGAAAAAGTATCCTGAGTTTGCCGAGGCGCTCGATTTAGCCCTTGTCCATAGCCAGGCGGCATGGGAGCGACTGATGCTCGCCAACGCCGAGAACAAAAATTTCAACACACGCATGGTGGAGGTTGCGGTACGTGGCCAGTTTCAGCAGGACTACCGTGAGCGTATGGATATCAAGCAGGACATCAACCAGAAGGTCGAGGTCGACTTTAACGCAGCCGTGACCGACCTGATCGCCCAACTCAAGAAGGCCGGCGAAGAGTAAACCCCCCAAAAAATATATTTTCAAGAAGGGCAGACCGAAAGGCTGCCCTTTTTTGCATAAGTAGTTTATACTCACAGTAATTCAACGCTAAACAGGTAAACAGGTAAACAGATCATGACAGCACACGCCCTCCTATCCGCATCGTCATCCAAGAGGTGGCTGACTTGTACACCGGCACCAAGACTGGAGGCGACACTACCGGAGCAGAAGCGAGCACCGGGCCAGAAAGATTTCTCCGCCGAGGGCACCATGGCCCACACGCTCGCAGAGGCCAAGCTGAGGCTCTACTACGATCAAATAAAACCCCCCGAGTTTGAAAAGATCTACGATGAAGTTCGTTCATCTGAGTACTACTCCTGCGAATTTGAGGAATATGTAGACAACTACGTCGTATACGTCCGGAGCCAGATCGGTGAGGGTGACCGCCCGCTATTTGAGCAGCGTGTCGACTACAGCGACTTTGCCCCAGACGGGTTTGGTACGGCGGACGTCGTCATACTATCCAGGTACAAAATTAGAGTGATCGATCTAAAATTTGGCATAGGGATACCCGTGAGTGCCAAGGATAATCCTCAGCTGCGGCTATACGCACTCGGGGCATACTGCAA